AAAGATATTTTTTCAAATTCTGGTGCTATTTCCACCTATAATTTTGTGGATACATCAAATTTACAACTCTTAAATATTCAACCTGAAACTGGAACAGTCCAACTTGCCAGTGCTTATGCCAACAACGTTCCAGGTATTCTTTTACCTATTCCTGTAGTTTCATGGGACAACCTTGTTGTTCCTTTTTCTGATGCTTTATCTGATGCTTTTTCTGACTTTACTGATGGAGATGGTGCCGTCGTTTTGTGGGCTGGATCAGATACAAACGTTAATGGCGCATCTGGAGCTAATGTAGGTGATTATTCTTTAAATAAAGTTGTTTATGTCGGGTCATTTAATAATCCTGAACCAAGTGGTTCGCAGGTTCCTTCATCTGGATTTTATATCTGGCACGATCAGCAGTACGGAAGATACAAACTAATGTTTAATGGTGTGAGATTTACGAATGGAAATGTTGTTATATTATCAGTCGCAAAATTCTCAAACAATATACAAATTCCTGAAGGTTTGGAAACAGGAATTTTTATAACAAATCAATGGGGAAATCTTAGATATGATGATTCAGATAGATATAATATGCTACCAAGCGCTCCATCAGGTATTCCATTCGGTCCCAATCCTGGCAATGCATTTGCACCATATTTTTATAATTCTGGCGATTCACAATATTATTATTTTGACACCAATAGTGACGTTCATTTTTTTGCTAACAACACCGTTTATATTGATGTTAACGGATTCCAATATATTGGAGAAGCTCACTACCCATTATTTGGTGGAGTAAATATAAGTGCGACAGTAAATGCTGGTTCTACAAGTGGTGTTGAACCCGTACAATTTAATACTGGTTCTACTGCTGGTAATACTGGGACCATAAATCTCGATCTTAGTGCAAATACGACTAATCAGCGTACTGCGTTTTTCAGTGGTTTTGCAGCTACTATAGGTGATGGATTTGATCTCTTAAACCCTCCCCAAGATAGTGGAGCTAGACAATTAGCGAATGGTACTGTGATTTCCAACACATTTATTTTACATAACTGGGCTGTTGCGGTAGGTAGTAGTTTTGACAATACACTTTCTCCAGAACCTTATCCAGCACGTGTTGGTGTAAGACAAACTCATCCTAAAAAAGCAAATCTTAAACAAGCTGCGCCTAGATCTAAAGCCATACCTTCTTCTCTTTCTCTGCAAACTCCTATTCCATTGATGTATATCAATATAACTGCAGAACCATTAGTCCCTCCTGAAATCTATATACCTCCTCATGGTGGTCTAATTAAATACTGTCCGCTCAATGACATCTATACATTACTATAAATAATATTCATTAATTATCAATAAATATAATATTCTATAAAGTATTATGAGATTACTCGTCCATCTGCAAACAAAAATAAATAAATAAATTAGTTTAGTTTTTTAAATTTATATGTTAATAAAAAAATAATATATATATAATAATATATATATATATTATGTCAGGTCGTTACGTTAATAAATCAATCCGCAAGGATATTTATTCTAATTCTGGTGCCGTTGCAACTGCAAAATTCGTTGACTTTAAAAATTTAGAACTTCTCGGATCAAATACTGATAATACAAGTGTCGTATTTGACGTTCCTGTTACTCTTCCAGTTTCTACCAATGTATACGTTTTAAGTAATCCAAGGGTTTATAACACATCACAGACTCTTAGTAGTCCGTCTTTTTATCTCGTTAATAATTTTTTATATAAATCAAATGGTGCAGGCGCTGACACCAAAGTAATTGCAGCTCCTTTTTGTCCAGCTGCAGTTTTATTTACTGGTATCTTTAGCCTTCAAGCCGGAGCATCTTCACCAAATTTACAGGTTAATGTTGTTTATGATATTGACATTAGTGGAAATTTAGCTGTCGCACCTCCAAATAAGTTATATGCTTCATATGATGATCCTGTAACATTTACTGGTTCTTTCAATAACGCAGTCTATAAAGTAAATGGTGAAACATTCGTTTCACCAGCTGGTTCTGTTATTTATGATACGACATATGGGGGACAGCTATTATTTTCGCCCTCTAATAGTTCTACTGGAAGATGGGAAAGATATTAATAAAATTATCTAATTTAATAAATCATCTGCATAAATTTCTTCAAAATCAAATTCACATAACAGTTCCATCAAATTATTTTTATATGGAATATAAAACTCATCCTTTTCACATTTTAAACACATATCGTCATATATGTTTTTGAGATTTCTTATAATACCATATTTTTTTTCTTCTAAAAATATTTTTTTATCTTCAGGATTTTCTACGTATTCATCAACAAATTTGTCATATAATGCAGATCTATTAAGAACTAATATAACTAAACCGGTATGATATTCCGTCTTGACTTTTTCATCAAACATATTTAAATCAATTTTCAATAGAAAATCAAATAATTCATCACGAAGTAGATAATCAACCGCAATTGTTACAAAATCAATATCATTTGTTAAATTAATATGTTTATCAATAAATTCTGACATCGAATCAACAATTTTTAAAAAATTACAATTATTGGTTAAAACTTCATGAATGGTCTTTGCTTCATTAATACAGTCTTCTTTGACAAAACTATTTTTTGTATTATAATATCTAAAATATTTATCCATATAAGAGTCTAATAATCCTAATAATTCATCTGAATCATTGATATTGAAATCCATATATAATATATTATTTATTATAATCTTAGACTATTTAGCATAAAAAAATCAATTTTTTATATATATATTATATATTGCTTTCTATTTTATCAAACAAATAATTCATTTTATCAATATAGTACTTATTGTCATTATTGATTAGAATATCATTCATTTTACCTTCTGATATTTCGTCGCGGAATTGATTGATTTTAGTTGCAACACATTTTTTAAATTTTTCATGCGATTTAACAAAATCAATGTTATTGTTTAGATATTGAAACAAATCACACACAATAATTATTTTATCTATTTTGCTCTTGGTATTCTCAATATTATCTAAATGTTTTCGTAAAACACTGCAGTGTTTTACCATATCATCTAATGATTGGCTCATTATATATATATATATGCTATATAATATTCTATATTCAATAAGATATTTAAAAATCAATTTTTCAGCAATTTAAATGTTTCCTTATCCACTATTAATTGGTTAATATCATACACTTTTCTAAAAATAGATATGACTCGTTCTTGATATATATCAGAAATAGTATGTGAAATATCCGTCTTATTAATCAATGTCGCTTCCATTTCATATTCTGGATTATTAATTTTTTTGAATAAATAATCATTAGTGTCATATATATAGATGCTATCTAATGGATTCGGTTTATTACCAGACACAAACCCAACTTTATGTTGTTCTATAAAATATTCATCAGCATTAAAATATTGTGAGATGAGTTTAGTGATGTCACTATTAATTGGACGTATCAATATACCGACACAAGGATATAAATCATGTGTATTCCATTTATGTTGTAATTTTTCCAATTCAATATATTCTTCGTCTAGTAGTTTATATGGATTATTTTTATGATTTCTTAATTTTAATATATGTTTAACCGATTGTAAAATATAAGAGTCTGTCATATCTACAAAATTATTAAGATCAAGGATCGATTCAGATATACCGATAACTCCATCTAAAATTTTCATGATTTGCGTAATAATAAGTTGAGCGGAAATGACACCTTTATGACCGTAAACCATACGATGTAATGTGTGTCTTGTTGAAAATAAATTATGTATATTATATTTAGATTGTTTAGTAAATACAATTTTATCATCAATAACCAAAATAGAATCGACTAATTTGGAATAATCAAAATTAGTTTTGATGTCAGTATGTAATGTGTCTCTATTAATATAGTCATATTTATCAACATCTAAACCATTTAAAGTGTTAGAAACAATCTGATATACGAATCCAGTTCTACTATCATCTGGATCAATAATAGATTGAATAAATTTAATATCATTTTCTGTAATATATTTAGAGAGGACATTAGATGATTTGACGATTAACTCCACGATAGCACAAGATCTTGCTTCATGAGTTGCCATTGGATGGTCTTTATAAATACTATTTTTTATAAAAATATCGTCGAAACAATGTGAATAAGGACCATGACCTACATCGTGACATAGTGCGGCAATTTTAATAAGTTCAATTAACCAGTCATCATATTCGTGTGTTTCATTATTTTTTAGTTCTGGAATTTTAGATAACCATAAACTTGCTTTAACAGGATTAATAGTTTTTTTAATACGGTCAGTAATTCGATCGGCTAAATAATATGTACCGATAGAGTGTTCGAAACGTGTATGGTTAGCACCAGGGAAAATCATATAACAGGTACCTAATTGTTTAAGGTCAGATAATCGCTGAAAATAAGGGTTATCAATAAAATATTGAGCCATCAGTGTTATAGATACGTCACCATATACTGGTATATTGATGTTCTTAATTTTGTGTAAAAGAGTAGTTCTATTAGAGACAGTGTATTTTTGCATCTTGATATATACATATATAATTATATTTAAATATCATCAAAACAAATAATCAATTTTTTTATATGGGGCAATCCATCTTTTATCATTGGCGATGTGAAACATCGCCAATGATAAAAGATGGATTGCCCCATATAAAAAAATTGAAATTATAATTTTAAATACAATATATAAAAGATACATCATATTATATATGATGTCTTCTGCAAATTCAGCCCAACAAGCTTTTTATAAGAACAAGAATAATAAAGGAACTGGTCCATCCAGTGCCGCAAAGAATAGACGAGGTGGAAAAAAGCGTCAAAAAGAGAACAAAATTGAAATAACAGATTTTGATTTAAAGTCGTGTTTTCTAGGTTCAATAGAAGAAAAATTTAGTGAATGGATTGCGATTGTTAAAAATCTTAAGGATGATACATTAGTCAATTGTAAAGCAAGAGGATTTACAATGAAATTTGTGAGTGTAAAAACTCCAGTAGTATTTGGATTAAGTGGATCCAAAAATGGTGAAATGATTTGTTATTATACTCCAGATAATTTGAGAGAATTATGCGAACATTTTGGTGTCAATTATGAAAAAGCATCTAAAGAATGCGGTATTGTGTCTTCTCACGATGTAGCAGATGATTTGGAAGAGGAAGTAGTAATTGCGTCCCAAGCCAAAGAGAAGGTTAAAAAAGACACTGGCTCATCAAGTGATAGTTTAGAACCAAATCCAAATCATCGTCAAAAAGAAGAAGATGATGAAGAGGAGGAAGAGGTAGTAATTGAGTCCCAAACCAAAGATAATGTTAAAAAAGACATTGGTTCGTCAAGTGATAGTTTAAAACAAGAGGAAGTAATAGAGTCCCAAACCAAAGAGAAAATAAAAAAAGACACTGGCTCGTCAAGTGATAGTTTAGAACCAAATCCAAATCATCGTCAAAAAGAAGAAGATGAAGAAGAAGACGAGGATAAAGTAGTTCTTTCAGAAGAACAGATTGCTAAACTAAACAGTATAGAAACTAACTATAGTGTAGAAAAGAAGCCAAGAGGTAATAAGAAAAATCAAGATACCAAACGAAAAAACGACAGAAAGAAGAAATTCACTGGTGTCGGTTTTAGATATGAATAAACATTTAATAATTAATTAATTAATTTCTTTTATAAAAAACAATAAATAAAAATAACAAAATTAAAATATTTTAATATTTAATATGAATAAATTTAACAGTCGAAATAAAAACAATAAGACGATCGTTCAACAAAAATTAAGTTCAGATAAATATGCTGGATATAAAATGATAGCAATGTTAGAACATTATAGTAAATTTGATGGTTCAAATTCTGAATACAATATAATTTGTGATAATAAAAATAAAATTGGAATAATGTGGTCGTTCCGTGCAGGATGCACCATTACTCTAACAACATTTTTTACTCATTTAAAATTATTAGAAGCATCTAACACTAAAGAAGTTCATCCTTTATTCAGAGATTTCAAAAAATGCGGTCCATACATTTCTATTGATACAATACAAAATGAAAAATATGATATATTAAAAATAATAATTAATCCATACCAACGAGCTGTATCATCTTATTTATTACAAAATTCACATAATTTATCATTTAGAGAATATTTAAAAAAAATATTGAAAGAAGGGATTAAATTTTTAAAAGATCCGGATGAGACGTCACATATGAAACCTCAATATGTTGTAGATGAAGAAAAATTTGTAACAAAATATTTAAAAATTGATAAATATGAGACACATTCTTTTAAATTATTAGATGGAAGTGAATATTTGTTTGATCCAAATAAATTAACATCAGCTCACCATTCTAAACGCAAAGATATAACTTATTTTGTTGGAGATATTGATTTAAGAACTGTAAAGACCACAATACCCAAATCATATAAATATTTTTATGATGATGAGATAAAGAAAATGGTAAGTTTATATTTTAAAGATGATATTGAAAAATATAAATATACATATGACGAACTTAACTAAAAATATATTATTTATGATTTACAGAAAAATATAAAAATTTTTATATATAACAATGATAATTATGGATGTCAATATAAAGTCAATTGATGAACTTGGTAAAATAATATCTAGAGAACTGTCAAATAATAAAGAATTAAAAAATTTGTCACATATATTAGTCCAATATAGTGGTAATGATTGGTTAGATCATATTCGAATAGTTGATACTTATCATAGACACACTGCATACATAAATGACTTAATAGAAATAAAAATAATAACATGGAATTTTATGCAATCTTCACCAATTCACGATCATCCATCTAAAGGATGTTTATTACGATTATTAAATGGAACCTTAGTTGAAGAACTATATAATAAAAATTTAAATTTCATAGAAGACAAAATATTAAAAAAAAATAATATAAGTTATATGGAAGGAAAAGATATAATTCATCGTATAATAAATGGTAATCAAATATCAGTGTCACTACATATATACTCTCCGCCTAATCATAAGATAGAGTATTATAACAAGTATTAGCCATATAAAAAAAAGTATGATATATTAATATAATGGATGATTTTGAAACGTTTAGAAAAAAGATAGCAAACATAAAAAACAATAAAAAATTAGAAAAATGTGACACATTATCAATCATATTAAATAATATGATTGTTAAAAAAGAAGAACTAAATAAATTAGACACATTTTATTATCGGAATTGTGATAAAGTTAAGTCAATCATACAAAAAAATAACATTAGTACAGAACCAGATTTAGATATAATTAATGTCATAGATTTAAAAAATAAAAAAATATATTATGATGAAGAACATCAAGAATATTTGTATGATAAAAATAAATATGAGACATATAAAACAATGTATGAAATGAAAGAGATTTTAGATCAGATAAATAAGAGTAAAGAAAAAAATAATAATATATAGTTATTAAGTATAATAATATATTATGAATAACAGTGTTATGGAGCGTCCAATATATGGTGTTTATTTTTGTTGTTGCATTGGTAATTATTTAGAAGTTGTTGAAGAACAATTAAAATGCATGTGCGACTCTCAAAGTGATAATCTGTATAAAAAAACAAAACAAATTTTATTCTTTGTGTGTTTATATGTAAATACATCACAAAAGTTAAATGATCTTGTAAAAAAATATGACACTAATAATAAATTTAAATTTATAACGACAGATGAGAATTTGTATGAGAAATATGCAATAAACAATTATAAAAAACACATTGAAGATCCATCTTATTATTTATATTATATGCATACAAAAGGTATAAGTCATGATATTAATAAACAACCAATATTTACAAATATTCGACAAATATTAAATTTCTATACTATTACTAAACATAAAATAAATATAAAACTATTAGAAAAATATGATGCAGTTGGATGTTCTCTAAGTATATATCCAGTATTACATTTTTCTGGTAATTTCTGGTGGGCTAAAAGCGAATATTTAAATAAATTAGAAGATTGTGGCAATGAATATTACGATCCAGAGATGTATATTGGTGCTAAATCTAAAATAAATAAAGAACAATATATCGCAATAACAAAAGAAAAATCGTCTAATCGCATGAGTCAATTGAAAATTCCATTAAATAGATCGCGTCTTTTTAAATATGCAAATCCACAACCTCTTCAAAATAAAAATATTATATTAGACCAATTTGTCAGTTTATCAACGACAACAAATCATGGTAAATTAAATTTACATATAGATAGATCCGATGATGATATATTAAATAATTTAGATGAATATCCTATTAATAATATTTATTGTCGAAATGTAAAATGTTCTCTTAATAAACCTTGATAAAATTATTCGTTGAGCCAAAGTGTTCCGAATCTATTAATTTAAATAAATCTTGTTGCATCTTGTATTTTACCTCTCCATCACGTTTGTCTTTGGACGTTAAGTCAGGTCCTTTATTTATTTCTATTAACTTTACATCTAAATTAGCATCTGGTTGTATATCAACACCATAAATTTGGAAACGAACTTTATCATTATAATTGTTGGCACATATGCGCTTAACGAGAGCTTTAGAAACATAATTCATTAAAACGTTCGTATTATCATCCAATAATTTTGCTTTATCTGAACCTAAATATTTTCTAAAGTCTTCTCTAGTCAATGGATTATCGATATACACTTGACGGTCAATATAACCAGTTGTTATATGTTTATTAAAGTCAGTCGATTTAGGATCATAAAAATCTGGCGTGTAATACATAAATCCATTATTATAAATATAACATGCCATTGTATTGTTACGACACACTATTAAATAATACACTCTAAAATTAATTTTACGTTTTGACACTATAAAAGGATTATATAAATATTCCTGGATAATATAATAATCTTTTCTGTTTTTATCATCCATTACTTCGTCCCAACTTGAAACTACTTTTAATCCTTCTTGTCTCTGTTGATAATTCTTTAAAATATACATTCGAGATATGTTGTGTTCTTCATCATATTCCATCCTATCCCTTAGTTCTTCCATGTCAGTCTCATTATCATATAAATAACATTCTGGCATGTATTTATTCGCTTGTAATCCATATTCTGATTTAATTGATTTCCATAAATCTATTTTAGATCCAATTACATCGCATCCATCCATAACATATAAATATTTATGAGGTGAATTATTTAAAGATCGAACAATTTTTTCGCAAGGATTGTAGTCGTAAGGGAAGAAATACAGACCATTTTTTTTATCTTCAACAAAATTATATTCTTTAAGAATTTTTAAAAAGTCATCACTTAATTCGCCATCAGTGGTGTATGTTAAATATTTATTAGTAGTATTTGTATAATCATCAATAACTTTTTTAGAGTCTAATACGAAAAATATATAAAAAAAACAAAATAATGAAATTAATAAGAT